TCGATTTCGGGCGAGTACAGATCGCCCAAAGACTTGCGGGCGTCTGCCAGGGCTTTGTTGAGCTTTTCCTGCGGCGAGGCGAGGTCGCCCATGAGCTTGCCCAGAGCAGCCTGGCGGGTGGCGCGGTCTGCGTTTTGGGCGCGCAGCAGCGCGGTGTCGCCACTGCCCACGCTGCCCACGGGCGCGTTCATGGCCGCGCCCTCGGCGTTCATGGCGCGCAGCTTGGTGGTGAGATCGGCAATGTTCTGGCTGCGCTGGGCAATGGCTTTGTTGATGGCCTCGATCACCTCGGGCCGGCCTTGCATGCGCTCCAGGTTGCCAGCGGCCAGTGTGTTGGCTTCCTGTAGCTGCTTGATGGTTTCTTTGATGCCCTCGGCGGTGCCGCGCCAGTGGTTGTCGTAAGCGGCA